GTTGACCAGAACGGGCTACACCGGTTTCGAACCTAGACATAGGACCAAAACCTTTAGGGTAGCTAACCAAACTGGATGGGTTTAAGATCTCACTAGCGTGTGTACCTTTAGGCATAATAGTTGGGGCAAATATATCGGATCCATATTCAGGTCGAGGTTTGTAACGCAAACCACGGGTAGCCCAATTGGCTGGACGCTGTTGAGCTAAACGAGCAGCCAATTGTGCTCTACCTGCTTTTCCAATTATGCGTCCAGTATTTTTGTTAAAATAAGCACCTAGAGCATTAAGTATTCTTCCTTTGTTTGGAAGAAATTTGAGTGCAGCTGCAGCTCCAAATGTTAATTCTGTTGCGAGGGTACCAGCAACACCTGTTGCGATATTACCCCATACCTTCTTGTTATGCATAACATGATAAAAAGATTCTTTTGGATCATTTTTTTTCCAATAATAACCAGATTCAATACCTGGACCGCTTCTTCCATAGTTGGTCCAGTGATAACCTTCCTTTACGGGAACTGTTCCTCCTTTAGGTATGTGCCCTCCAAAAATGTCAATTTTGGAGGCATCGCCTAAACTGAATTTGCCACCTGCTCCTCCTCCTCGGAGGCCTGTTCGATTTGGATCCACACCATTTGAACCCCTTGAGGGTTGTGGTCCAGGAGTAACTGCAGCTCCTTGAGTTGCATGCGGATCCATACTCTCTGCGTGTGACCAGGTAGGTTTGAACACAGTTCTTTCAAATATGCCTTGTCCAACACGCCGTCGGGCAGCATTGTATGCAATTCTTGCTTGCCTGTTTCTGTATCTTCGCATTTGGTCTTCATGGTCGGCTTGCAGTATAGCCCAAGGGGACCAATATCGTTTTGGAGCTTTACGTTTATGGATTGGTCCATATGTTCTTTTAGGTGCCTTCTTTTTAGGGGCTGGTCCCTTTCTGACCATCCTCGACTTTTCGGAGTTATGAATATAATTTCATTCCAAGAAGATGGCAACCAAAAAGAAGGAACAAGGCTCTGGACAATTGGGAAATCCCCAAAGTGGATATGTTGCCAAGAAGAGGAAGTGGGATCTTGTCCATGATGACACGTCACCTGGTGATGTCAAACGTGTGAAGACTAAACCTGTTCCTCTCGATGAGTCATCTTCTGATGAAGAAGACGAAACCAAGACAAAGTATGACAACTTTGGTCCACTTGTTGAAAAACCTTTCAAGACTCCTCGCAAGAAAATTGTAACTTTTGAAGAAGTTCAGTTTATGAAGGATTGGGAAGAAAAGAAAGCTAAAGAAAACTTCAAAAACTATGTTTCAGATGTTCCAGATTTTGTTAATGTTGATCTTTCAACAGATGAAGAATCAGCAACTGATACTACTATTGAAGATGAAGAAAGAGTCCTTGAAGTCGTTATTACCGCCGCTACTAATGCGTGGTTAGACTTCCATGGCTCTTCAATGTTTGCCTTGGCTGCTTCTAAAGCTATAGCCAAAGAAAATGCAAAATCTTCAAAAAAAGAAAAAAAATAATTTTATGTTTTTGTTAGAAATTTATAAAATAAAATTTTCTCGTTGCTTTTACTGTGTAAATTTTTCGTTAGATAGTATAGGAAAAATCTTACTATATATAATTACCTGCGGGTTAGGCTTGGTAGTAAGGCTGATGGAAAATAGTCATGAAAACCTAGGTTCGAACCCAGCCCCCGCAAAAAAAAAACTAACCTTGTTAGTGGAAGAGATCTACATCTGGATGAATGATGGGACTGTGGGTTATAATACCCCGTGCCCGAAGAGACTCTTCATTGATTTGACCGGGTCCGAAGAACCCCCGAAAAAACGCCCGAAAAATTTTGAAATTGATTTAACAAGATACGATGATATGCAAGACTTTCTCGACGAAAAGGAGATGATGAAATATCTTAAAGACTTTCCGTATGTTGTGTCTTCCGATGAGGAGACATGGGACTATTCAGTTCAAGATTGAATAAAAGTCCCAAAATTTTTTATATGTCCCCGCCCTGCAGTTAACCTATGCCAATCGGTCCGAGAAGGTTAACTGTAGGGAGGGGGCTGGGGCCCCCCCGGAAGGCCCGGCCGGCGAGGCCATAGAAACGCTTCGCAAGACTATAACGTCGGGACGCGTAGATGAACTCTAACCGATCCAGCCCTTTTCCCCAAGAGGAGGTTTCTACGAGACGGCCCCTCTTGGGCTATATCGCTCCTGCGTGACACGAAGACTTTTGAAGACCAAAAGTCATCGTCAAATAAAGTCAACCCGCTTGTCGGGTTTTAATGACAGGGTGACTAGGTCTTATTCCCTAGTCACCCTAGACACATTTGTATGGTCTTACCAAACGCAAATGTGTTACCTAATCAGCGCGGAGCGAAGATTAAGTGGGTGTTTCGCGCATCTTACGAAGTTGATGCAGACGATGAAGAACCTGGTTTGCGACTGTATGGTGAACTTATTGACCATTGCAGTGCATTTGCCTTTCAAGTTGAAAGTGCTCCAGAAACCGGGTACCTTCACTATCAAGGATGCTTCTTTCTTATTAATAAGAAAGAGTTTACTTGGATCCAGAAATCAATTAGACACTTTGAATACTTAATGCCCCAGAAAGGATCTCCGATGCAAGCATGGGCTTATTCTTCTAAAGTTGAAACCAGAATACTTGGACCCTGGTATTATGGCGAGTGCCCTGTTGAAGGCAATCGATCTGATCTTAAAGATTTTGTCAAGGCTTGTCTTGAGCTTAAGTCAGATTCTGAATTATGGATCGAACATCCCTCCTCGATGGCTCGCTATGGGAGCGTGTCTAATCGCATACGTGGTCTTCAGCCACCCAAAAGGACTGAAGACTTGCAAGTCATTGTGTTGTATGGTAAACCAGGTACTGGTAAGAGCCGTACTGCTCGGAATGTTTTTCCAGGTATATACGATATACCTATCGCAGATAAACTCTGGTTAACAGAACGTGCTTATGGTCAAAAGTTTATTCTTTTTGAAGATTTCTCTGGAGAAATGCCTCTCAAAAAATTCAACCGACTTTTAGACCCTTATCCTTTAGAAATTGAATTTAAAGGTGGTTATCTTTGGTATTGCCCGCATGTAATTGTTATTACTACCAATGATCCACCTCATACTTGGTATGATTATTCTCATCGAAAGGATGTCAAAGCTCAAATTTTCCGGAGGATCAATTTTATTATTAACTTTAATGATAAATTCAAGAAGACGTCTTGTAGTGCTTTGGAAGAATCACTTATTGCTCCCCAAAGACAAGTTACTGATGCTTTGGTTATGCCAAGACTTGGATACCCTGGACACCTTCCTGTGTATTCAATGCCTGAGAGATTCCCGCACACTCAGTTTGCGCCTCCTCCGCCGCATTGGCAACCCATGATCCCACCGAGGGCACCGACTTCATGGGATGCATATCAATCAGACATTCATGATTTTTAAATTTTTTATTGAAACATAAATAAATTTATGCATACGGATCCGGGAGTATTGAGTCTGAAATTCTGGTAATCGAAAGTACACCAGAAGTTATTGATGCAGGGATTACAGCGCCAGTCATCGTAATCACAGTTTGACCATCGAGAGGCTTTGTTTCAAAAGCTGAGCATGTCATCATACTAATTGAAGTTTCAGTTGAATCTGGAACTTCATTTGAGGCAAGATTTTCACCAAAGAACTGAACCAAAGTTCTGTTACTGATTGTGAAACCCGTTTGAGTTATTGCTGTTGAAGCTCCTGTTACTCTCCAGTAAACCAGGAACTTTCCAACAAGATTTGGAGGGAACGTATAAGATGTTCCTGCAGTATTAATCACTCCACCAAGATCGTTGAAATCACCAGCGACAGGATTAAGAAATGGTGCAGCAGCTGTAACAGTTCCTAAGTCAAAAGTGTCACTGGTTCCAACAGAATCTAATTTTGGTTTTTTGAGTACAATCTCATAACCGGCCCAAAGTTCACCTATTGAACCGCCGGTACCTTGAATACCATCAGTAGTCAGGGTAAAATCACCCATATCATAGAGTCTTCTATCAGCACCTACCAAAGATGTATTTTCGGTTCTTACCCATTGACTACCAAAAACATTTGCATGATTTTGACATTCCACAGGATGAAACAAATCAAGAGAGGGCTTTGATGAGTTCGAAAATTGATAGTTTAACATTTCCAATTTTGAACGAAATGGTGGCGACAATACATTGTATTGCGTAGCCATTGATATCGTTCCTAATGCGGAAGAGGCTGAAGAAGATAGAACGGCATCTGAACTGGTGCTGTGGAATTGGAATACCAATCCTTTGAAGTCGTACTCTTCGAAGTTTGCTGCAATTGTTGCCAACCATGGAAACGTAATACGCATTCCTGGATTGATCGGCAACTCTGCAGCGATCGTAAAAGCTGAGGTAGGGTCAACGTCGAGAATGTATTCTCGGTGTCTGACAACAATGTCTCCATTTGCTCCTGCTTGAGCAATAATGGGGGCAGACATCCCTCCACCGATGATCGAATTCGTTTTGACATTGTAGTCACCAAAACTAGAAACGCGCGCAGCCATCTTTCGAATTGAATTCGACATGACGACTCGCTTATTGCGTTTGTACGTTTTCTTCTGGTATTTAGCCTTGTACTTTCTCTTGTACTTCTTCTTGCTAAATTTGCTATTTCCATAGCTACGCGCGTAACCTCTGTGAGCCGGCATTTCCAGGAATGACAAAAAGTTCGGAACGGAATAAATTTATTAACGGGGACCTTTACTTAATTTAGGTCTTCCAAATTGACCAGGCGGGCGATAATCCGCCCTGAACTTTGGACGAAGAAAGGGAGTATGACCTCCTTTCATAGGACTGACATCAAAACCACGTGGTCGTCCCATTTTTCCGACAGTTCTTACTGTCGGATCAACACCAAGTTGACCAGAACGGGCTACACCGGTTTCGAACCTAGACATAGGACCAAAACCTTTAGGGTAGCTAACCAAACTGGATGGGTTTAAGATCTCACTAGCGTGTGTACCTTTAGGCATAATAGTTGGGGCAAATATATCGGATCCAT